TCGGCACAGGCCCTCAAGGCGCGACAGGAGCAACGGGAGCCCGTGGCTCGCTCTGGTATTCCTACACCGGGACAGGCACGCCTCCCGCCGGGACGTTCGCGGGCGAGGCTGACGGCGACTACTGCATTCGCTCATCGGATGACGAGTTGTTCAAGCGCGTGTCCGGTGCGTGGGTCGATCAGGCGTTCTCGATCAAGGGGTCGACTGGCGCGACCGGAGCAGCAGGCCCAACAGGAGCGACCGGCGCTCAGGGGCCGATCGGCAACACCGGGCCGCAGGGCGCGACTGGCGCCCAGGGTGCGACGGGGCCGCAGGGACCGGCGGGCGTGACCGGCACGATCACGGCCGCGCGCGGCTACCGGGCGGCGACGCTGACATTGGTCGCGGGCTATCAGCGCATCCCGATCGATACCGTCACCTACGATCTGAACCAGGGCGCGGCTGGCTCGCAGATGAGCGTGTCGCAGGGCCGGTACAACGTGCCGGTCGCGGGCTATTACCAGATCGACGGCCTGTTCGCCGTCAACCCCGGCGCGGTCGGCACGCTCGTGATCGCTGGCATCTATGTCAACGGGACGGAGCGTGCCCGCTCCGACCGGCGTTACTCGACGCAACTCAACGAGGCGCTTGAACTGCCCGTCACCGATCAGCTACTTCTGGCGGCTGGCGATTACGTGGAGCTATGGGGCTACTGCTCGGCCGCGCAGACGATCGAGACGGGCGTGGCCGGGGGTGTCATCAACAGGCTCGCGGTCAGTCTCATCAACGGCGGTGCGGTCGGGCCGATGGGGCCGCAGGGCATCCCGCTGACCCCGAAAGTCGTCACCGCCAACTACACGGCGCAACCGTTCGACTGGGTGATAGTGAACGCGGCCGGGGTCACGATCACGCTGCCCGCCGCACCGCCGAACGGGACAATCGTTGGCGTCAACGTCGGCGGCCTGACTCAAGTCGTGGCTGGGGCCGGATCGGCTGGCATCTACCGCTGCGGCAGGACCTGGACGACGAGCACGCCGGTCGCGAACACCGAAACGCTAACGCTCGTGTACGGCACCGACACGTACTGGCGGGTCGTTGCCGACACGAACAGCCGCTTTCAGGCGCGAGGACACTACAGCGTTGCGGGTAGTCTCGGCGCGGGCGCTTGGACCTACTGGGGGCCGGACACAGTGGACTATGACCCGTTCAGCCTGTTCTCAGGCGGCTTCTACGTCGCGCCCGTCGCAGGCAACTATCTGGTCACGACGACACCTACGATCCCGTGCTCGGCGGCGGGGTCCATCTCGGGCGGCATCGGCGTCCAACACGGCGGCGTATGGTCCGTTCCGCGCTACGTGGTCAACGTGTTCCCGGCCTCACTCGCCGCCTGCACGGCGACCTGCACCGGCATCGTTTCGGTGGCGCAGGGCGATCTGATCGGCTTCGCTGCTAATCCGAGTTTCGCGACCGGGCTGAGCGCCAGCGCATCCGGGCAGTACAACTCGATCGATATTCAGAGGATCGGTTCCTGATGAAGCTCAAGGCCGAGGACGCTCCGCTTGAGCTAGAGATCACGTACAAGCCCTCGGCGAAGCAGGCTGAGTTCCACGGCATGAGTCACAAGTACCGCTTCTTCGTAGGTGGATGGGGCAACGGCAAGACTGACGCGGGCTGCGTCGAGTCGCTCATGCTTGCGCTGGAGTATCCGGGTTGTACAGGTCTGATCGCTCGACGCACCCGCCCAGAGCTCAAGGCGACGACTCAGAAACAGTTCTTCCAGGGTGGTGGGGGGCCGAAGGGCTCGTGGACCGGGTGCCCGCAGGAGCTGATCAGGCGCTTCAACAAGACAGAGGGTAAGCTCACGCTGATCAACAACTCTACTATTCACTTCTGGCCTCTGGACGAGCCCGAGAAGCTGTCTAACCTGAACCTGTCGTGGTTCCTGATCGACCAGGCGGAAGAAGTGCCCGAGGAGATGTTCCAGATGTTATACGGGCGCTTGCGCGAGCAAATAGGTCCGCGCGTGGGCATGGTGCTTGCCAACCCGAACGGGCATGATTGGATCTGGCGGCGTAATGTCTTCCTCAAGGGTGGGGGAGCGTACAAGGACCACGGCATGGTCCACGCTACGACATATGACAACCCCAACCTACCAGCCGACTATCTAGAATCCCTGAGCCACATGCCGGAGTCGTGGGTCAAGCGATTCGTCGAGGGCTCGTTCGACGTCTTCTCGGGGCAGATCTGGCCTGAGTTTGACCCTGATGTCCACACGATCAGGCCCTTCCCGATTCCCGACCACTGGGACATAGTCGAGGGCATCGACCACGGGCGGCGCAACCCCACCGCTGTCCTGTGGGCGGCATTCGACGATCTCGGCAACTGCTTCATCGTGGACGAGCACTACGAGGCGGGCAAGCTCGTGGGGCACCACGCCCGAGCGATCCACGAGAAGCGGGCCTTCTACAAACTGCCCATCTACACTGTGATCGACGCCTCTGCCTCGCACGAGGACCCTAACACGGGACGGTCAGTGATAGATGAGTATTGGGACTACGGCATCGTGACCATTCCCTCTGACAGGCACGTGCCCGCGCGTATCAACAGAGTCGCGGAGTGGCTGATGCTCAACAAGGAGTGGGCTAACCCCGTCACGGGCAACACCCGTGAGGACGGGTGGCCAAAGCTCTACATCTTCCGTAACTGCATCAACCTGATCGAGCACGTCCAGCAGTATCAGTGGAAGAAGAAGCCCCCGATGAAGGAGGAGGACGCGAAGGAGCAACCGCTCGAGAAGGACGACCATGACGTGGACGCTCTGGGGTATATACTTATGACTAGGCCGCATCCGGCGGCCCCGGTGTTCAACAAGCCCGAGGACGATATGAGCCCTGCCGCACAGTACTGGCGCCGAGTGCGGGAGCGCATGGACCGTCACGGGACACAGCGAGGACATTCGATGCTTGGAACGGAGGTATGATGTGGAGACGAGTTGACGGCATGCCCGACCAGCCCCAGTGCTGCGCTGGTTGCGGCGGCAATCCAGTTGACTTCGAGGGCTATCAGCGACAGGCCCTGTGGTGTGAGGGCGTAGACATTGACTGGGGCAACATGCTGTACCTGTGCTGGGAGTGCGGCGAGGTGATCGCCGACCTGGTCGGTAGAGCCACAAGGGGAGGATTCGATGAACTCGAGGCCAAGCACAACGCCCTGCTAGAGGAACACGCGCGCCTCGAGCGGGAGCACGAGGAGCTGATGGAGACTGTGGAGACGATACGTAGCGGTGCTGCGGCACGACGCAAGCTCAAGGCTGCCTCGGCGTAGAATACGCCCATGATAGACGCAACTGCAGACTCACTGATTGGCTCGGGCGTCGTTACTGCCCCAGCGACGGGGGCGACCATCGCGACTGTGGCCATCCCTCAGTCCTCACCTCCACCGCCGGGCGTTCAGCCGACGGAGTTCTACCATGTGTTCGTGAACAGCAACCAGGCTGGCACCATCGACACGACCCACTCTGCGCATCTGGGCCTATACCATGGAGTAACGCTCGTCGGTAACTTGCTCTCGACTGGTGTGGCGAATCTGCTGGAGATCCCCCGCGTGTCTCCCGGTGCGGACGCTGATCTCTCGGTCAAGGCAACTGCCGCCTTCGGCGCTGGAGCCATCGTCGCCTGCACCATCATCGCGACGAGGATATCGTGACCTATGCGCTTGTCGCCCTGGTCGCGGTGCAGGCCATTCTGATGGCCTATCTCGTGGACAGTCTGAGCAGGCGCGCTGCGCGTGAGCGGCAGGCGCTCGAGGACAGGCTGATGGCGATGAGCAACATGGACGCCTTCATTCTCAACAAGGCGAACGAGAAGCCCACACCGGGCGATGTCAAGTACGTGGACGAGGAACGAGAGTGGGAGCTCTCGCCAGGAGGAGGTGGGTACGATAGCTCCGAACCCTAAACTGCACAAGGCCGCTATGAGCGCAGCGACTCGCAAGAGGACCGCGACATTCCATCAACCGGGTCGTGAGGAGGGTCAGAAGGACCGCTTCCCCATGCCCGACAAGGCTCACGCGCGTAACGCGCTCGCGCGCTTGCCTCAGGCCAAGAACATGCCGCCTGGCATGGCGGCGAAGGTCAGAGCGAGGGCCCATCGCATGTTGGGTACCTCGAACAAGTAATGCCCGCGCAGAGTCAGAAGCAGCGTGAGTGGGCCTTCGCAGTCAAGGGTCCCGCGTGGGCGAAGGCGCATCACTTCGACAATCCCGGCAAGCTGCCGACGTACAAGAAGAAGTCCAAGAACCAACAAATACATGAGGCAGCTGTGGCCAAAATGAGGAGCAGATAATGTGCGCGCAAATCGACCCACGTATGCTGCTCCAGGCGGCCATGAACTCCCAACCGGGAGCGGCAGTGGGTGCGCCCGCCGGCGCCCTGGGAGGACCGGCAGGCACGACGCCAGCGATGGGCGCGCCTACTGATGCGTTGCCGTCGGGGAGCGCCGCAGCGGCTCCTACAGGCGCCCAGACCGGTCAGCCCGCTGGCACCGGAGGACTGTCGAACGTCGACCTCGCTCAGATGGTGGGGTCGGGCACAGAGTTGTCGCAGGACCCGGGAGCAATTCAGCAGATGGTGCAATTGCTCCAGGACCCGGGCACGCCCCCCGACCAGCGCGCGGCAATTCAGATGCGCCTTCAACTTGCAGCACTACGATCCATCGCAGGCGGACCTTCAGGGGCCACAGGGACCCCGACAGGCTGATGGGTAAGATCGTGGGTACCCGTCAGTGGGTGAGCGCTCCGCTGGCTATGTCCTCGAGCTAGCGTCGAGCGCTCCCCAGTCTTGAGGTAGTCATGTCAGTAACCGAGATAGATCCCGTAACTCTAGGCCCTCCAAAGAGCGAAGATGACAAGAAACTCCATGGGTGGTCGATGGCCCTCCTCAAAGAAGGTCTGGGACGGAGGCGACACTGGGAGGGCGTGTGGTGGGAGTCCCTCGCCGTTTATATGGGTGACCTTTGGGTGGAGTGGGACATACACAAGCGCAGGCTCGTCGAGCCCGTGCGACGACCTGACCACAGAGTCAGAGTTCCGATCAATCTTGCCCAGCCCGCAGTCAGAACCGAGCTCGCCAAGCTGACCAAGAACCGGCCGATCATCGACGTGACGGCCCGGTCGTCAGATCAGTCAGACCTGAACTCCGCCAAGGTCGGCGACAAGGTGATGAACCATTATGTGGAGAAGGAGTTCCACATGGCGCGAGTGCGGCGGCGCATGTTGTCATGGGTGCTCACGTGCGGGCTGGGCGGCATCATCGTGGACTACGACAAGACGAAGATGGGTGAGATTGAGGTCCTGTGCGACCAGGAGGGCAACCCCATCTTCGACCCGCGCGTGATCGAGGCGTACAAGCAGCAGCTCGACCAGGAGGGCGTGAAGCCAACCTACAAGCGCATCCCACAGGGGGAGCTGATCGTCAGGCCTGTGTCCCCATTCCAGATCATGTGGGACTTCAGCCAGATGTTCATCGAGGACGCTAACTGGTGTATCTACACTGAGGTCTACGACATCGACGAGGTCTATCGCCGCTGGAACAAGCACGTCAATCCCGACCAGAACGCCCTGCCGAACATCATCGAGCAGCGCCTGATGGGACGCTTTGACCTGACGGGTAAGCTGGCGACGCGCCCCGTCCACGTGCAGAAGCTCGCGCAGATCCACACTATGTGGATCAAACCAGGGCACCCGAAGTTCCCCGACGGCTTGTGTCTCGTCTTCAACAAGGACGGCATCCTGAGCAAGACGGCGTTTGAGTACGGGCACGGCGAGTTGCCCATCCATATGATGGGTCACGTGCCCTTCCCGATGAGCCAATACTCGTTGTCCATCATCCCTCAGATCAAGGGCGCCGTGCTCGAGCTGTCCAAGACCGAGTCGCAGATGATGGAGAATCGTAACTTGATGGCGAATCCGCCCTGGCTGATCCCCAAGCAGTTGCAGATCACGAAGGAGATTCAGAACAAGCCGGGAGCGCGCATCGAGTTCAACTACATGCCGAACATTCCCGAGCCCAAGCCCATCGAGATGCCTGAGATCCCTAAGTATGTGACGGACCTCATTCAAATCTTGAAGGACCATATCCTGGAGATCAGTGGTCAAGGTGAAACTTCCCAAGGTCGCGTACCCCCTGGCGCTCGCTCTGGCGTGGCGATTGCTTACCTTCAAGAAGAGGACGACACGAGACTTGGCGTCACAGTCCAGGAGTTTGAGGAGACGATGGAGTCAGTCGGCAACCACGTCCTCAAGCTCATCGCCGAGAAGTACACGACCCCACGAGTCGTCCGTATCTACAAGAAGCACTCGGACGACGAGGTCTTTGATTTCTTCGGGTCCATGCTGGACGGATGCGCGGCTGTGGTCGTTCAGGCAGGCTCAGCGCTCCCACGATCTAAGGCTGCGAAGCAACAGTACATATTGGATCTGTGGGACCGCAAACTTGAACAGGACCCGCGGAAGGTCCGACAGATGCTGGAGTTGAGCGAGGGCGAACCCGACGAGTGGGAGGTGGACCTCGATCAGGCGGAGCGCGAGAACCACCAACTCATGCAGGGCATAGACCCCGGCGTGAAGGAGTGGTATAACCACCCAGCCCACCACTACGTGCACCGTAACTACATGAAGAGTGCTGACTACACCGAGTTGTCGGCGGAGGCTCAGGAGGCGTTCGAGCGACACGACGAGGAACACACGTACTACGAGGATATGCAGATGCAGGCCACTCAGCCTGCCGCTCCTCCCTCCCAGAATGGTGGGGCGCCGCCGGGTTCGAGTGTGCCGGCGGGTGCTAATGGACAGAACGTCCCCCAGGGGCCGCCGTCCCAATTCACAGCGGCTACCTCTCCCAGATCGCTACTTGAGGCAACTCCTCAATAGTGTAAAATCCACCCAACCTACCGAAGGGACAAGTGATGGCTAAGGCCAAAGACGAAGAGGCAAAGGCCGAGGAGGCGTTGGCCGAGGCCGAGCAGGAGGAAGTAGTCGCCGACGAGGAGTTCGAGGAGGAGTTGGCCGTCGAAGCGGCGGCACAGTCCCAGGAGGAGCGACAGGTCGTCCCCGAACGTAGGCCACAGGCCTTTCTGGGGGCGATGGGGGGTGACTCTGCGGCGGGCAAGCGGGCCGCTGCCAGGGCTGCGAAGGCGATGGGACCCGAGGAGTACGCGGCCGCTGAACCCAAGGAGGGTGAGTCTGAAGGTCGCGCCCGCCGCCTGTATCCCGGGCAGCGCGTGGTCATTATCGCCCCGAACGAAGAGGCCGGTCGCATGGCCTTCGTCCAGACCATCAACTACACGGACGCGCTGCAGGAACTGCTCGCGAGCTCAGGTACACCCGAGGCGAGTTTCGCCGAGGTGGAGTCTTACATCGTTCAGACGCGCGACGGCAGGAGCGATCTCCTCGATGTGTTGCCCTCAGAGGTTGAGCCCCTCGAGACCATCGGCGGGTGGGGTCGAGGTCAGATCTGATGGGCGTCACCGCCCCAGATCCAACCATGATGGGCGGGGGCGGAGGCCCGGGTGATGGTGGAGGCATGCCGGGCCCGGGTCAAAGCTCCCAACTGCTTCAGCAGATACAGGACCTTCTGTCACAGATCATGCAGAACGAACCTGAACCGGCCATCCAGCGAGCAGTAGGTTCAATGCTCCAGATGACACAAGACCTCGGCCAAGTCCTGGGCCGCAACGACCAGCAGGACATGATGTCAGGCCTCAACACACCGGGAGGAGCCGCCCCACCGATGGGTGGTGGGATGGCAGGTCCGGACCTCATGGGCGGCACTCGTTCGTCCGAAGGTCCTGCCACCGGCGGGGGGTTCCCTGGCGCGAAGGCAGCTGCCATGGCGAACTTCCGAGAGAAAGGCCATTTCTCCAAATCTGGGTCCAAGGGCGAACAGCTACAGACCGAGAAAACCCGCAATCGCCTCAAAGGAGGTGTCGGGGCCAAGGCTAAGTAGTACAGCCCCGAGAACATGGAAGCATCAGCTGCTGCACCAGCCCAAGCGACGCCGCCACCCGCTCCTCAATCGCAGGCCAGCGATCAAGGCGCGAGCGGGCAAGGGGGATCAACAGGCTCCCAGAGCAGCTTCAACTGGGGCTTGTTCCCCACAGTCCCCGAAAACCAGCGAGAGCTCCTTCAGCCACACCTGACCAACGTGCTTGGTCACGTCACGCGGTTGGAGCAGTCGATGGCGCCGTACAAGACCCTCATGGATCAGGTTCAACCTGACCAAGTCCAGAACCTGCTAGGTTTCCTAGGCAACTACGCCACGGACCCTGTGGCCACGTGGTTGGGTCTGGCACAGTCACTGCAGGAGGAGGGCTTGATCCAAGGTCCCAACTTCTCGGTCGATGCGATACAGGCGTTGATGAACGCTCAAGGTCCGTCGCCGGCGGAGTATGGAGACATACCCCCCTGGGCTCAGCAGATGATGTCTGAGCAATCGCAGATCACGCAGTTTATCTCGGCGCAGCAAGAGGCCGAGCAGGAGCGTGCCGCTGCCGAGGAGGGCCGTCAGCAAGAGGCACTTCTCGAGGAGGCGAAGGGGACAATTCGGGAGACTCTGAAGTCGTCGGGGATCCCTGATGGACTCATATCCGATGAGCAGATCGTGTCGTCTCTGATCACCTTCAAGGGTGATATAAGCATGGCAGCTCAGAGCTTCATGGGCATGCGAGACGGATTCCTGAAGGACTTCACGACGGCCAATTCCAATGGTAGCCGCGCGCCGACTGTTCGGGGCGGTACACCCGAAGCGCCCAAAGAGGGGCTCCGTCCACGTTCGGGCGATCCCTTCCGCGAAGCGTCCACGGCGGCCCAGCAGTTCCTCGCACAGCAGGCGCAGGCTGAAGGCAGCTGATAAGGAGCAGTATGGCGCAGACCACCGCCAACGCTGACGCTATCCTAAAGGAATATTATCTTACTCCTATCCGGGAGCAGCTGAACCAGCGTTGCGTTCTCATGTTCGCCGCCGACGACGACCAGGACCCGGGAGGGGTACCGTCGTCCACGGGGGCGGAAGGTAAGGGTCAAAGGTATGACTGGCGTGGCTTCACTCGCGAGAGCGAAGGCGTGCAGTTCGCTGGTCGTGAGTGGGTGCTGCCCGCCCACATGGCCCGTAACGAGGGGCTGGGAGCCATCGTCGAAGGCGGCCCCCTGCCCACCGCAGGGCAACAGGGATGGACCGACCTCAAGGACAGGTTGCACCACAACCTGGGGTCGATCCGTCTGTCTCGCTACGCGATCAAGCTGAGCGAGCGCCAACCCGGCGTCTTCCTTCGCCTGTTGGAGGCGGAGACGAAGGGCATGGTGAACGATATCCGAAAGGACGTCAACCGTCAGGGCTTCTCATCGCAGCTGGGAGCCTTGGCAGCGGTCACAGCGTCGGGAGCGAACACTGTGACCGTCGACTCGGTGCAGTACCTCCGGGTCAACATGGTGATCGACCTAGTGGACTTCGTGGGGACGCCTGGCACCGTCCTCGCGGCGGCTCGGGTCATCACCGCGATCAACGCATCGACCAAAGTGGTGACATACTCGGGGGCGACCGCCACTGCGACCACCAACCACCGCCTTACCCGCACGGGCTCGTATGGCAACGAGATCAATGGGCTGGGCAACATCATCACCAACACGAACGGCCCCGGACCCACCTACAACGTCCTGCACGGCGTTGATGCGTCCGCTGCCGCCAACAACTGGTGGAACTCGGCTGTGTTCGATGGGGGAGGTAACCCCTTCTCCGAAGACCAGGGCCAGCAGGTGGTCGACCGAGTCGGTGCGTCAGGTCAGGCGGAGGTCGAGTTGATTGTCACGACTCGTGGCATCCGCCGCAGGTACGTCAACACCCTCAAGTCCCAGAAGCGCTTCACCGACGACGACTCCGTTACCTTGCGCGGAGGCTTCAAGGCGATTCTCTTCAACGAGATGCCGATGGTGTTCGACGACGACTGTCCGAAGGGAGCCATGTGGTTCCTGAACTCGGACGCGATGATGTGGATCTACCTCGATGCCGGCCAGGACGGCAAGGGTGGATGGAACTGGGTGGACGACGACGGGGCGATCCTCGCCCGTGCAGTCGACCGCACAGACAACTTCGACGCCTATCTGGCGGCGGACCATGACTTCGCGACCGTCGGACGAAACAGGTTGGGCAGGATCGTCAACCTTCAGGACGACTCAGCCTCGACCTGGTCATAGGAGGCAACATGGCGATTACAGCCACAGATGTCTCCATGCCCGGCACTGGGGAAATCGGCGAGGCCGTAGGGGGCATCTGGGTCCGACCCATGGCCTTGACGTTCACCGGGTCGTATGTGACGGGCGGTGATGCCTGGAATCCTCTCGTGGGGTGGCCAGGAGCGACGCCTTCCACAATCATCGCGATAATGGTCACAGGCGGGGCTGGATATGACTATGAGTTCCAGAAGCCGACGGGAGGTCTGAAGATCTTCTCGGCGGCGGGCACGGAACTCGTAGCAGGGGCATACCCGGCCGCTCTGACCGCCGAGACCGTCAACACGGTGGCGTTGGTGTATGCGAAGTGAAACCCAAGCCCCGACAACTCTCTCGCCCGGGTCTGTCGATAGTCGACGCCAACAAGGGTAGGCTCATAACCTACCAGGACGATGTCCTAGACGTCAAGCGACGGATCGAGCAGAGGTGGTCGGGGCAGGTTTCCACGTTCTTCGACCGGGACGCTGAGTGCTGGGTGGTCGTGGAGCATTGCAAGGACTTTACAGACAGGGTCATGTTCACGACCCAGTTTCTGTCTCAAGGCACAATCGACCGCATCGACCGAGCCGACCAGGCGTCCCGTTCCTACGTCGATCCCAATGAGACGTATGAGCGAATGGACCGAGAGGAGGAACGAGCGAAGGATCACTCCATGTCTGAGGCCATCGGTGAGGCGGGAGAGCGTCTGTTTCTAGCTCTCCGCAAGGACGGCGTCATCCATGCCCCTCGCGTGTATTTCTCCAAGAGCGGCCTGAGAGCTCGGGGCGTGACGTGAACTTCCAGCAGATGCAGACGGTGCTGATGCGGTATGGGTTCGATGTGACTGACCCGATCCAGGCGTGGATCAACGCGGCGATGCACGAAGTCGAGGGCGCCTTTGACTGGCCGTGGGCGTGGGAGGGTCCGATCACCATGCAGGTTGCGGGAGGGGCCAACTCGATCACCCTCCCCTCAGACTTCGGCAAGGTGCACTCGCTCAAGGACCTCGACCACCTCGCCAAGATCAAGTTCTGGAACAGGCACAAGTTCACACGCCTGATCCAGGACGAGACCAACCCCGGACTGATCGAGCTCTATACGTTGGTGGGCACGAACCAGATACAGTTCTGGAGGGTGCCGGTCGTAGCGACCAACATCATGCTCATCTACCAGGCCACGACAGCAGACCTCGTCAATCCCACAGACGTACCCACGACCGCTGCTAATCAGTGGCCACCCATGCTGCATTATCCCATTGTGATGCGCGCTGCCTCGCTCGCCCTGCAGGCTGAGAACGAGGAGGATCGCGCCAAGACTGCGCAGGACGAGTTCGACCGAGCTCTCATTCGCTGTATGGGCAAATACAGCGAGGACCAGCTCGACGACCCAGATGCGGTCGAGGACTCTCAGGGGTACGGGGCCGATATGCCACTACGTGGGCTGGCAGGTTGGTAATGGCTGGTCCCGTACTAGGCGCTCCCCGCCTCGCGCGCCCCCCGACACAAAGAGACAGCTTCGCGCGGCCGCCCAGACCGGACCAGACACCAGGAGCCTTCACTCCAAGGCCACAGGGCATGACCACGGCGGGTGGGCCGGCCCCTGCCCGCCCGGTCATCAATCCCGGCGGCGTCAATCGTCCTGTGGCTCGACCGACGACGCCTAGCCCTACGGCCGTCACTCACATGGGAGGGCCGACCGCTACCACGACGGTTGGTCCTGGCTACGAGGGGCGTATGACTTACACGCCCACAGGCGCCCCCGCGGCGACCACAGTTCAAGTGCCTCGCCCGGCTCCTGCTGCGCCCAGACCTACAGTACCTCAGGGTCAGACGTTCTACTCTAGTCCCGCTGCAGCCGCCCCCCCTAGGCCCCCGGCACCTGCTGCTCCCCGACCGCCCACTTACAACATTCCCCTCGTCCCCGCCGACGAGCAAGCGATTGCCCAGGCTGGAGCGACATACGGCATAGACGCCGGTACAGCTATGAGGGCGGTGCAGAATGCGGCGATGGCGTACGGCGACCCCGCCATCATGGCGCAGTTTGGTTTGGGCAACATCGTCAACCCCAACTCTGCGCTTGCGCTCGCCGCGTTGAAGGCTCAGCAGACGCAGCAGAGCGATCTCGCTCGCCGAGTGAGTCAGGGTACGCTGGGCTCCACGATGGCTGCCCAGGACATCGGCAACATCGCCTCTGCCCAACAGCGCGCGGACCTCGCGGGATATCAGAGGTATCAGAATGCGCTCTCGACCTACAACCTCGCTATGGCCCGAGCGCAGAATGCCCGAGACATCGCTACCGCCAACGCGAGACTAGACGAGCGGCAGGCTGCGATCAATCAGCTCCCCACGGCTCAGACTACAGCGGGGGGTGGGTTCGAGACTGGGACGACAAATGTCCGCGCCAGAGTACCCGTCGGGTTGCAGAGGGCAGCGAGAGCGGGCAAGGCGCCCACACTCAAGGCGTACAGGGGCACCAAGCCCACGAAGAGACTTGGGGGCAAGGCATCGAAGGGTCCGAGGACTCCATCAGTCAGACCTCCTAAGGTCAAGGGCGCGCAGAAGGTCGCGAAGTAATGGCTAACATAATCCCAGCAATTCAGCGTCCCAGGCAGATACAACTCGACAGAGCACCAGGTCAGGTACCACGACCCTCGGGGGGCGTATCGCCCGGCGCAGCTGACAAAGCCGCCGACGCAGCAGCCGCCCGAGGAGCTGGTCCCGCCAGGGCTCCCGTCAGGACTCCCGTCAACGCGAGGCTAGGTGGTAGAGCACCAGCGCAGTTCAACCCCACCACTTCGACCTTCGGGCTCAACGTCACGAGCAGGGCGCCATACAGTGCTACGGGCGCAGGACCTCAGACGGTGGGGCAATTCAACCAGGCAGTGTTGGGTCTCGCTCAGCCCCAGTACCTGCCTCAGCTCCAGAACATTCAAGGTCAGCAGGCCGCTGAGCAGACGGCCACAGGGCAGCGGGTCGGGGACATAAGGTCCATCTACGACCAGTATCAGCAACAGGCCCAGCAGGCGTACGGTCAGGTGCGGCAGACACTCGGTGACTTGATCGCTCAGACCAATCAGGGGCCGGGCCTAGCGAATCTCCAGGCTGCCCTCGCGTCCGCGCAGGGGGGTCCCAACCAGATGGCTCAGATGGCGGGCCTGAACGTGCCCCAGGGACAGGCAGCGACGGCGCCGTACATGGGCGCTGCGCAGGGAGCGGTCGGAGCCACTCAGGACCTCCAGAACGCCCTCACGAGCGCAGCGCTTGCTGTGCCTGGCGAGCAACTGGGTAACGCACCGCTCGAACGTGCGACGGAGCTCAACACCGAGAGTCTGCGCCACCAGGCTGCGATGCAGGGCTTCCGCACCCAGCAACAGGCGCTGGTCGAACAGATACCTGGCATCATCGCCCAGGCTCGGCAGACTATGATCAATGACCTGCAGTCCGCTCAGGCCCTCAACGTCCAGGAGCAGATTGCACAGGGTCAGTTTGGCCTCGCGAAGCAACAGCAGGGGTTCGCTCAGGGGGTCACGAGGCAGCAGCAGGCGCAGTCCCGTCAAGCGCAGGCCTTCAACGAGCGGATGCAGCAGCAGACTGTAGCTCAGAACGCACAGCGGCTAGCAATCGCTCGGGCTCAAGCGAATGCCGCTGGCGCGAAGCTGATGGCGCAGCTGAAGGGTAAGACCCAAGCGAATGGGATCAAATGGCTGACGGGTTGGGTGCAGCCTACGAAGGATCAGATGATTACCAAGACAGTCAAGGGTGCCATCAACCCCAAGACAGGACAGTCCGGACCAACTCAGCGATATCAGATCCTCGCTCCGGGCTGGCATCGTGATGTGGGTCAGGCACTGAACATACTGATGGATCAGTATGGGTTCACGCAGCAGCAGGCACTGCAGGCGATCAGGGACATCGGCGGTACTACCATCATTGGCGGTGGCGCAGGCAAGATGACGATGGCGCAGTGGGCGAGCACCTTCTACCAGCGTCAGCGCGCTCAGCAGGTCTGGAATAGCCCAGGGTTCCAGCGTAGGCTTGTAGGCGGAGTAGGGGCTGCAGCTAGACAGGCGTTAGCTGGTGGAGGGCCTCCCGCCGCGAGGAAACAAATGAGGTCCTAATGCCTCCGCTAGACCTGACGGGTCTCTACAGGGGAGCAGCCCTGACTGACTCCCAGAAGTTGGGTCAGGAGGTCGCCAACGAGAACTTCATCAACTACTCGGTCAGAAGCAACCTGCTCAGGACCGGTGTGGCCACAGGGAAGATCAACCCATCTACTTTGTCGCCCTCTGACTCAAAGCTCCTGACCCTGGGTATCTCGAAGCCTCCACCTATCGGTACAACCACCCATACAGGAGGCTTCCTGGGAGACATCGAGGGCGCTGTGTCGGGGGTAGTAGGTGACGTGGCCAGCAACGTCCATGACGCCATCACCGCGCTGACGAGTATACCGTCTGGTCTCTATGAGACGCTCAAGGCTGGGTATCGTACCTTTGAGCCTCTCACTCAGTCGCTCCCGGGGGCGACGGCGTTTGGCGGGCAGCATTATCAGAAGGGTCCCAATCTGGGTGACCTTGGTACCGCCTACGCGAAGCAAGTGGGTAAAGACTTCTCGACTATGAGTCCCGGTCACCTGGTCAATCCCGCGCTCGACATAGGAACGGTTCTTTCCCTCGGCGCAGGCACCGCTGCTCGTATGGGTCGCGTGGCGGAGGCTGCCTCGCAGGGATACAAGGGAGCGGAGGCAGGAGCCGCTACCAGCAGGGTAATCGACTATCTCGCCAAGGCAGGTGAGAGACCCACCGTCCCAATCTCACCCGAAGTAGACTACGCTCGAGCGGGACTACAGCAGCCGATACTTGAGGGCGGTTACTACTCGATCAGTCCATTCAGGCGCCTGATCATGGAGAAGCCCGGTGAGTGGATCGCCAGCAAGGCAGCGGTCCTGCCGGGTGTATCCGAGTACACCATTCCCGGCCTACGTGCCAGATACGGCATCCGCAGGATGGTAGATGTCACCCGTGGCAGGGTGAGCACCACCAACGTGAGTGACCTCGCTCGAGAGACTCAGGGCATGAATCAGGCTATGCACGACTTGTGGATAGAGAGTGGGAGGAACGACTCGCTCTTCGAACTCAAGTATGATGCAGCTACACTCGGCAGGGAGTTGATGTTCGAGAATCTGACCCCCGCCGAGAGACTTGAGCGGCTGAGTCAGTGGCGCGAGACTACTCTCTACAACGACGAGTGGACCGGGATCAACAAGGACGAGCCAGACTTCGAAAAGATCAACGCCGCTTATAAGGTGAGAACCAACAGCAAGGAATATAGGGACTACTTCGCGAATCCCACCCCGGCTATGATGAAGGTTCTAGAGGAACAGACGACCCAGAACATCAAAGCCTTGCAGATGTACAACGTAGATCCTCAAGAGGCGATGGAGCGCACTCTGGGACCCCTAGCACACGTCCTGAACAAGACCCCAGAGGAGATACTGCGAGAGCAGCCCGAGGTAGTTCAGAACCAGACTCAGTTCGCTATCCGAGCGAAGGAACTCGAGCAGTCGATCAGGGACTCAGGAGGTCAGTCGGTTGAAGGAGAAGCGCTCGACGAGAGGATGGCTGCGCTACTCCCCACAGTACCGAACATTCACCCCTCCTTCAGACTGAAGCTCGTCCACGACGCTATCGCGTCGTTGAAGGAGGATATCAGGGGCGAGTACACCAGGGCGGAGCTCAACAACAACGCTGAGCACTCTGGCTATCTTCAGGGCAATACATTGGGGCAGAAGATTGCGACAGGGCTGATGGATCGTTTCGGCATAGACTCTGAGACGGCTCAGCTCTACGCTACAGGGGGACTTACGAACTACTTCCCCTCAGCGTCCGCGCTGAGAATGAAGGTGAGGATGCCGAGGACGGGCATCGCGGCGAAGTTGCGGGGCGAGGGTCGCGTGACCCTGAGAGGAGAGTTCCGCTCCTCCAACCCAATCCGACTGATCAAGGCGCAGGAGCTTGGTGTGGCTCCCTACTCAGACTTTCTGCACGAGTCTGACCTGAGCCTGTTCAAGTCCGGCGTCGACCGCCGCGACCCCGAGGCCTTCATCCGCCACATGCAGCAGCGGATAGCGAAGTTGAATCACGAGAAGCTCTCCGAGCCCATGACCGACAGAATGATTATGAAGAATGAGGATGGCAGTTCTTGGTTAGTCGATGGGCAGTCGGAGATCAACGACCGGCTAGGAGTGACTCAGGGCAGTAGGTTCTACGCCATGCCCATCAAAGCCATCCAAGTGCTCGAGGAGGGCACAGCTGCCGCGGCGAAGCGAGTGGCCGATGTTCTGAAGGCCTTTGACGGCAAGATCACCCCCGAGGCAGACGCTCAGATCACGAGGATCATGGAGGAAGAGGGAGTAGAGTCGTCCAGGCAACTCATGGACAACATCGTCGAGAACAAGGGTCAGAACTTCGTAGTACCTCGCGCCTATGCTGATCGACTCATCGCTCATGCGAAGGTACTGGACGAGCCCGCGAACAACAGGATCGTGAGGAGTTGGCAGGCCTTCATCAATATGTGGCGGCATATGGTCCTGGCGTACATGCCCTCGTGGGCCCTCCGTACGTCTCTCGGCCACGGACTGCTGCTGTGGCTATCTGGTGTGTGGAATCCCACTCACTACTTCCAGGCTGTCAATTACTTCGGCGACGGCTGGAAGCTCCCCGAGATGAGGATCCCCTTCACCGACCGCCGCACCCCAGAGATTCGATTCACCCACGGGCTGGGGCGCGAGGTACCACCCGGCATCGACCAGGGCAGTCCTCACGCCGACGTGGGCCGAGGCATTGGGATGGAGCCGCTCGCTCAGGCGAACGTGCGCTTGGTCCACAACGTCGCCAACTTCCAGCGCAGGGCTGCATTTCTCTCCCTGCTCAACCGAGTGACCAGGACGAGATTCAACGAGTTGAGCGAGGCGATCAGAGACACAGTCCCGCCTGGGTTCGCGAAGGGCTATGGGTTCCTTGACAAGGAGGCCCTCGACACGATCATCCGCGAGCGTCCAGATTTCGTTCACCACGTCCAGAATGAGCTGGATCGCATCTCCTACACCTTTGGTCAGCTGGGACCTTGGGAGCGACGCTTCGCCAAGAACTGGATGCCCTTCTACGGCTGGTACAAGTTCGTGTCGAAGTTCGCTTATCTACTGCCCATGACCTACCCCGG